TAACTTTACAGATTTATTAGGTAATAACCTTTTCGTGGAAAAAGTTATTAATGCTGATACGGCAAGTACAGGTATATTCGTCGCAGTAAATGAAGATTTATTTGATGGTGATACATTAATTGATGGGGTTGCTGGTGGTATTGATTTAATAGGTCATAACCTTGAATATACTCAAGCTTACGATTTCCAACAAGATGTTAATTTCTTATCTTATAGTGGATCAATCGTTTCAGATGTTAGTTATGCTGGCACAGGAACTGCACCAAACACAGTAAGTGCAACGACTGAAGCTATTAATGTAAGTCAATTAACAAGTGGAGATATACAGATTACTGTTGTAGGTTCTGCTGGTGATCCATTATGGGATGCATTCGCAGGGTTTACTGCAAATACACAAAGTGCTGTAGGTACTTACATATTAGCAAACACTGGTACAGGTGATAAATATGTTCCTGTAACATCAGTACAGATTGTAGGAAATACTGTTACCTTATTACTATCAAGTGTAGGTGGAATTATACCAGGTGATTTTAGTAATGTTACTGGAGCTTCATATACATTTATTAATGAAAGTGACTTTGGTTTTGTAACTGATGAAGCAATCCTAGCAGATAATGCAAATGCAAATATCATAGGTGGATATGGTTCAACATTATACAGCCAATTCTCAAACGGTACTCTTACCGATGGTGATGAAGCGGTATATTTGAAAACCGGTACAGAATATTTAAGTTACTTAGTATTTAATGCTGTTGATTATGGATTCATTCATACGCAAACTCCAACTACTGCGTTAACAACTATTCCTATTTCAGATCCGGCATATAACTTACCATCTGTTCAGGTAACACCTTACGAGGAAGATGGATTTAATAATTTAACACCGCATGATCAATTTACTTTAGATCCTGCTAATGGCGGTTTCTTTATAGACACAGAATTTTCAAATACAGGTATTACTTATCCTGCAGGTACATTAGGAATTCAAACGCTGAAAGGTGCTAATAATGTTTCTATTGATATTATTTCAGATTCAATAACTGAAACTGGATTAAAACCTAACCAAGTATTAATAGCTAGTGATAATCCTGATGCTGCTGATGTAGTTGTAGGAATCTAATTAGTACATTCTGAAGGCTCTCCTTCCGGAGTAGCCCACTCAAGGTTAACAAGAATTAACGTTGTACAAGGTGGATTAACAAATGCTGAATTTAGTACTATTCCTGCAGGTAAGCAGGCACTATTAGTAACTTGTCAAAGTGAAATTGCAACAACAACCGCTGCAGGTATTGTTAAAGTTGAATTATACTTCCCAATAGATAAGTGGATTGATTATTTAAATATCTTTACATTAGATGGATTTAATTTAACTTCTACACACGTACCTAACGGAACTAATGACAGACAGGTTGAAATCTTAAATGGTACTTTAAATGGAACAAATTTATTTAAAGCATTAACTGACAGAGATGTAATTAACTTTAGATATATTGTAGATACATTTGGAAACGGTATTGAAAGTGGATCTAAAGCGATCTATACAATATTGGCTTCTACTAGAAAGAATGCATTCGCAATATTAAATGCTCCATCTGCTAAGGACTTCAAGAGTAATTCTCAACCTTCATTTAAAGATCTAACTGGAAGTTTATCCTCTAGATTTATTTCTACTGGTGGTGATCTTTCATTAAATCCTACAGTAAGATACTCATTACCATCTCAAACACAAGGTGCGAGTTGGGGAGCATTCTATTATCCTTTTATTACTGTTAGGGATTTAGGTAGAAATATAAATGTTGTACCGGCTGCATACGTTTCAAATAACTTTATTGCAAAATATGAAAACGCATTACCGTGGTCATTAGTTGCCGGAGTTCGTCGAGGTGTTGTAGGTGGAACAGGAGTTGTAGGATTAGAAATCAATCTTGGAAAAGAGGACAGAGAATACTTAGAACCATTTGGATTAAATCCAATTGTATTCCAAAGTGGAACTGGGCCAACAATCTTTGCAAATAAAACTGCACAGCAGACTACAAAATCTGCATTAAGCTCTATTAACTGTAGAGAGGTTGTAATTTATATCCAAGATGGTATTGAAGCAATTCTTAGAAACTATCTATTTGAATTCAATACTGCTCAAACAAGATTAGAGATTAAAACACTTGCTGATAACTTTTTATCAACAGTTCAGAATGATGATGGTGTTTATGACTTTAAGAATGTAATGGATGAAACTAATAATACTCCAGAAGTTATTGATCAAAATGTAGGTATCCTAGATACATATATTGAACCAGTAAGAGGAATGGAAATTCTTGTACAAAGAACAACTATTTTGAAAACAGGAGCTATTAGTTCAGGAAACTTCCAATAAGAGGAAACTAAATAAGAATATATAAAAAAAATAAAATAAACTATGCCACTACCACATTATACCCAATCAAGGGCCAGTAGCCAAAGGTACGAACCAGTTCAGCCTAACCTTTTTGAGGTGACAGTATTTTCACCACTAGGGGATGATACGGGTTTAATCTTAGAGCAAGTTAAAACTATTGGAGGTTTAAATAACTTAAACCCTGCTGTAGATGCAATCGGACAGAAATACAAATTTGCTGACCGTTCATTTGCAAGTATGCCAGGTCAAACATTTATGGATCTGACTGTTAACTTTAGTCTTAACTTAAATGAAGCTAACGAAAATTACATTTACAATACATTCCGTAATTGGTACAAATTAATCTATGATCCATTGACTGGTGAAATGGGATTAAAGAAAGACTATGTAGGAAGTATGATTATTGTACAGTACAACAGAGCAGGTGATATCTTTAGAAAGATTACTTGTAAAGATGTATTCCCTACAGGTCAACCTGATTTTGTAGATGAATTAAGTTATGAAACTCCAGACGCAGTTGATTTAACAATGACTTATCGTTGTGATCACTGGGTTGAGGAAAATGTTGGAGCTGCATAATCTTTTAAATATTTTAGAAAAACTGGCTTTAGGGCCAGTTTTTTTGTCTTCACTCTAATATATATTATAAATTATATAATCTAAACATATGACAATCTTTAAAGTAACTAATGAAACAGATGGAAAGGTTTATGTAGGTTATTCAGTTAATGATAATCCTAATAACTTAGGAGCAGGTAAATATATTAAAAGAGCAGTTAAAGACTTTGGTACAAGATCTTTTCAAAAAACTGTTCTTGAAGAATTTGAATCTGAAGAATCATTAAGCCATATAATGGAAAGGCTAGAATTTTGGATAAAAAATTATAAAGCCGATAATCCTAAATATGGATATAACGAAAGCGTACAAGAATTAATTCCACAAAAAAAGAGACTTACTAAAAAACTACAAGTTCTCTTAACACCAGAAGATGAAGATAATTTAAATTCAATTATTATCGAGAAATCAATGGAAAATAAAACAAAACCGTTGCCAGTATCCAAATACGTAAGACAATTAATAGTTGAACATATAGTAGAGGAAACCGCTCCTGAAAAACAATTAATAAAAACTAAATAATTATGAGTAGTCACGAAGACAATATTAAAAAAGAATTTGCAGAGGCTGAAGGTATAGTAGATACTACGGCTGAGGTAAAAACAAATGATGAAGGTAAAGTTACTGAATTAGGTAAAGTAGATACTACAAGAGGATCTGGTATAACTTCTATAGATGATCCTGAAATTCAGAGAATACAATCTTTAACAGGTTATATTAAATTAGATTTAGCTAACTTTCCATCAGGTGGTCAATTTTATAGAGAAGATTTTGAAATTCATATTAGAGCCGCAAGGGTTGGTGAGATTAGGGAATTCTCTACATTAGATGAAGAAAACATTTTAGATGTTGATGAAAAGCTAAACTCACTTCTAGTGAACTGTACAAAAATTATGTATGGTAACCAAAGAGGATCTTATAGAGATGTTTTAGAAGAGGATAGAATATATCTAATCCTATCTATTAGAGAGTTAACATTTAAGGAAGGCGAAAATAAATTAATGATGCCGGTTGGTAAAAAGAGTTGTAAAACAGGAACTTGTAAATCACAAGAATCAGTGGAACTTCAAACAGCTAATCTTCAATTTAATGAACAAGATGATTTAATAGCAAAATATTATGATCATGAAAATAAATGTTTTACCGTACCAACAAAAAGCCACGGTGAATTAACCATAGCACCTCCTACAATTGGTGTTATGCGATCTATTACTGATTGGATACGAAAGAGAGAAGAAGAAGGAAAGACTTGGGATAGATCATCATTATCTATCTTACCTTACATTCAGAGAGAATGGAGAGGATTTAATGATAAAGAAATATTTTCAGCCATTACAAATTTTCAGGGCTGGGACGCTACTAAATTTTCAATTGTATACAGATTAGTTGAGAAAGCGAAAATTGGAGTTAAACCTGAGTTTAGTTTTCCATGTGAAAGTTGCGGTGAGGAGGTCGCCGTCCCGCTCACGTTTCCCGGCGGCATCAAAGCTCTGTTTATTATTCAAGATATCTCTTCTGAACTTTTATAAGATTAGAGTTTTATTATTAGAAAAGTTGCATCTCCAGCCATCAGAGCTGGATTTGCTTCCTTTCTATGAGTATGAATATACCTTAGAAATTTACAATGATCTATTAAAAGATCGTAATGATGAAGAGAAACAGAATACTCAATCCTATTCGGATAAATATAATACGGACAGCATGTCTAGATCTATGAACAAACAGATGAGTTCTTTTAAAGCACCATCTATGCCTAAGATTAGTATGCCGAAGTTTTAATAAATAAATAGATTGAATGGCTGCTGTAACTCTTAAAGATTTAATGGATCCTCTGTCAAAGATAGAGGCTGCTGCAAAAGAGACTAATGAAAAATTAGATGCTCTTATTGCAGTTTCTGGAGGCGGTAATTCCGGTGGTAGTTTAGATGCTGCCATAGTGGCTCAATTAACAGCACAAACAGATTTATTAACTGCTATTGAAGCAAATACATCCAGAAATCCTTTAGGAGGAATATTTAGTAGAAAAGGTGGTGCTGCTAAGAAAAGTAATGCTGGTGCTACTTTAAATGATTTAGGTATTGGTGCAAAGTTAACAGCTAAGGCAATAATGTTGTGGCTATTAGTACCGAAGAAAGCATTGGAGAAATTTAAAGGTTTTGTAGCAGATACACTTGATTCATTTGAAAAAGTTAAACCTAAAAAAGTAAAGGCTGGGGCTGATGCTCTTGCTGTTGCTTCTGGTGCTGCAATGATATCTGCAAAAGCATTAATGGTTTGGACGTTTGTACCTGAATCGGCTATAGATAAATTTACAGCTTATATAACAAAATTAGATAAAGCTTTATCTAAGACCACACCTAAAAAGGCTAAGAAAGGTGCGGAAACTTTAGGCTTAATGGGCGATGCACTTTTAAAATTTGCAAAAGGATTAGCTTTATCTGCAATATTAGTTCCATTAGGTTTAATAGCAATACCGTTCTTATTATTGGCTGTGACTGCTGTTGGTGGTATTATGGCTTTACTAGGTGGTAAGAAAATGGGCCAACGAATTAGGAGAGGCGCAAGAGCTTTAGATAAAGTAGGTGATGCTCTAACATCCTTTGCAATAGGACTAGGTTTATTTGCTTTATCTACTATGTTTATTATAACTCAACCAAATATCTTAATAGGTATGGTAGCTTCACTAATATTAGTACCAGGTGCAATTGCAATATTAGGTGGTAAGAAAATGGCTAAGAGAGTTAGGAGAGGTTCATTAGGTTTACTAATCTTAGGTGTAGCATTAATACCTTTTTCTATAGGTATGTTAGCATTATCATACGCAACGAGAGGTAATGGTATTGGAGACATTCTTCTACAAGGTGCTACAATATTAGCAATAGGTGGAGCTGCTGCATTAGTTGGTAAGATGGGTATGAAGAATATTTTGTTTGGTGCTGCCGCGATGGCGTTAAACGGTTTAGGACTTTTAGTATTTAGTTTAGGTTATACTCCGTTTGCTGATGCAACTAGAGGTAACACTTTAGAAGATGTAGGCGTACAGGCATTAACACTTGTAGCTATTGGTGGAATTATGGCATTAGCTGGATTGGCAGTTGCTGCCACTGGAGGTACTGCTTTATTAGGTCCTCTTATGTTTGCTGCCGCAGGTTTAGCATTACAAGAATTGGCACCAGGTTTACAGATGATGAAAAAGATAGACTTTACCAAAACCGATGCTGAAAACTTATCCTTTACATTAGGTGCAGTAGCTGCTGCATTCTCAGGTGTAGAACCTGAAGCAGGATTCTTAAAGAATGTTGGTAATGTATTTAGTAGAATAGGGCAGAGTATTGCCGGAGGTGGAGCCGCTGCAATGTATATAGGTGCAGGAAAGGCGTTACAAGAATTATCAAAAGGTTTAAAAGATTTTAAAGAAATTGACTTTACACAAGAAGATTCAGAAGATCTTGCTGTCGCATTAGGTTCTGTTAGTGCTGCCTTTGCTCAAGCTGGTGGAGAACCATCAAGCCCAGGTGGTTTATTCGGATTGGTATTTGGATCTACGTTTAGCCCTAATGCAACTGAAAGAGGAGTTAAATCGGTAATGAGATCAGGTGATGCACTTACCGAAATTACAAAAGGGCTCCATTCCTTTATGAAACTACAAGAAAAGGGTGCTAAGTTTGGTGAACCTGATAGTGATGGACATTATGAAGAAGGTACTTTAGGTTATGCAATTACAAATACTGTAGGATTTATTAGAACGGCGTTTGCCGCAGTTGCTGGAGAAGGTAATGTTCAGGCAGGTGGATTCTTTAATACTCTATTTGGAATTAAAAAGAATAAAGTAGCAGAAGGTATTGATTCAGTTAGAGGAGTTGGTAAAAACTTAGATGATATTGCCAATAGTGTAATGAAATTCCAAACAATGATAGAAAAAGGTATTAAGTTTGGAGAACCTGATGGTGATGGAAATTATGAAGAAGGTACCCTAGGTTATGCAATTGTAAATACTATAGGATTTATTCGTACTGCTTTTGCTGCCGTTGCTGATGAAGGTAATGTTGAGGCAGGTGGATTCTTTAATTCCTTATTTGGTGTTAAAAAGAATAAAGTAGCGGAAGGTGTTGATTCAGTTAGAGGAGTTGGTAAAGATTTAGATTCAATTGCTGATGGTTTACTTAAATTTATTGGATTTACGAAAGATAATATTGATTTTGGTCCAGAAGGTGATTTAGCCAAAGCAGTTGTAGGTTCAATAACATTTATAAGCGATGCATTTGCTGCAGTCGCAGGTGAGGAAACTGAGGATAGTGCATTATTTGGTCTAATTACATGGAATGAAAATAATGTAGAAAAAGGTGTTTCGGCTGTAAAGGGTGTAGGTAAAGATTTGGAAGGTATTGCTAACGGATTAGAAACTTTCCAAAAGATGGTAAAAGATAAAGTTGATTTTAAACCAAAGGGAGAATTGGCTAATGCAGTTAAAAATACTTTAACTTTTGTTGGTGATGCGTTTGCTGCAATTGGTTCAAATGAAACAACTGACTCTGCAATGTTTGGTTTAATTTCATGGGATGAGAATAATGTAGAAAAAGGAATTAAAGCAGTAAAAGGCGCAGGTAAGGAACTATCAGGTATTGCTAAAGGTGTAGCTACATTTGCCGGCGTTAAGAACCCTGCCCAAGTAGCAAAAGGTATAGGTACATTATTTAATAGTATTGCTGATGCGTTTACAAAGAATTATATAGACATTGCAATGATGAGACCTGCAATGAATCATTTCTCTGGTTGGATTACTGATTTAGCAGATGCTGCAGATGATGGATCATTAAATAAAGCTGGAACAGATTTAGAAAAAATTGCTGCAGCTATTAATTCTGTTGATCCTTTTAAGGCTGAAGCAATGGCCGGATTATTCAGTGGTGCCGGTGAACTTGGTGAAAATAGAAGAGCATATCAAACCCTAGCAAGAGCAGTAGAGGATATTCGAGATTTACTATCAGAAACGAGTGGAGGTGGTGAAGCTGCAACAACTGAAGGCGGGGCTCCTGCTGCCGGAGGATCAAGTAAGAGTAGTAATAATAATGCTGCAATGGTAAGACTTAATAGTACTCTTAGCCGACTTAATTCTACAATGAGTTCGTTACCTGCATCAATTCAATCAATTAAAATCATAGTAGAAGATTAATTTCTAAAATCTTAAAACCTTTTTATATTTTAGCTATATAAAATTTAACAGAGAGAGTCTGGAAATAGTATAGTTTAAAAGTATAATATGGAAAAAGTAAAAAACATAGTTTGGTTTGATTTAGAAACCACAGGAGTAAACACAAGTAGCGATAGAATTATCGAGATCGCAATGATAAAAACTGATTCTGAGGGAAATGAAATAGATTCTTTTCAGTCATTAGTTAATCCCGGCCCTAATGCAGTCATGAGAGAAGAAGCTCAAGATAAGCACGGTATCACACCAGAACAATTAAAAGATGCGCCCCAATTTGATTTAATAGCTAAAGAAGTTTTGGACTTTATTGATGATAGTGACTTAGGTGGATATAACGCACTTTACTTTGATGTACCAATGCTCGTAGAGGAATTTATGAGAAGTGGTATTGCGTTCTCGCATCGCCAAAGAGCTGTAGTAGATCCTTTTTTAATTTATTCAAAATATGAACGTAGAGATTTAAGTACTGCATATAAAAAATATACAGGAAAGGATTTAGAAGGCGCTCATAGAGCCGATGTTGATATTCGTGCAACAATGGAAATATTTCAAAAACAAAAAGAACTTTATGACATGCCAACCACAGCAAAAGAAATTGATGATGTTGTAAATGAATCAAGAAAAGATCAAGTAGACCTTAGTGGTAAATATAAATTTGCTGAAATAAACGGTAAACGAGAAATTGTATTTAACTTTGGTAAAAACAAAGGAAAACCGTTTAAAGAAGTTTATGAAACGGATGCAAGGTATATTCAATGGATTATTGATAAGGGTGAATTCTCAAAAGAGGTAAAAATCATATCTCGTAAACTCTTAGAAAAAATGAGAGCAGAAAACCCTGTTTTGTAAATTGTTAATAACTTTTAGAAAAAAGATCTCATTTTATTTTCAATTCCCAACTATTTTGATTATATTTATAATATAATTAAATAACACGGAATATGTCTAAATATCAAGAACTACTACAAAATCCTCCAAGGCTAACAGTAAAGAAAGATGCAAGAGAGGTAATTATTAAAACGGTAAGTTGTATGTGTGATAACGTACATTACCTTAAGTTTAAGAAAAATTCAGAAGGTGATTTTAAAATGTCAGGTGGTGGATTTGCTTTATCTAACTGGCAAATGAAACATAAACCACATGATATTGAATGGATCGCTGATGAAGGTAAGTGGAACCAAGTATTTAGAATGATTAATACCGGGACAGAAAAAATTGAATCCTTAAAAAGTAGATAATGGCAATAACAACAAAACCAATGCCTGGATCCGAAATGATCCACGTTGACTTAAGCGGCCCAGATGGTAATGCATTTTCATTAATTGGTCTGGCTCAAAAATTAGCAAAGCAACTTCACTATCAACCTGATGAAAGAGGAGAACTTACAGCAGAGATGATGGGTGGAGATTACGATAACCTGTTAGAAGTTTTCGATAAACACTTCGGAGAATTTGTAACATTACATAAATAATATGAAAGAACCGACACCATACCGTATGATAACGGAAGAAGAACACATTGAAGAAATTCTAACAGAAGCATCTGCTTATGGCCTAAGAGCCGAGGTAAAGCAGTATGCAGAAAACCTATTAGATGAATCCCCAGAGATGGATCCAATTGATGCCTATACTCATGGGTTTGAAGAGTGGATTAAATAAATTATGGAAAAAGATAACGAAGACAAAAAACTAAAAGAAGTTAAGTTAACTCAACAAGAATGGTTTGATGCTCTTCGTGTACCTACACCTGTAAGAAATAAGAAAAAGTATAGGAGAAAGAAAAAACATAAAGGTAAAGATGATGAATAGCGGTAAAGAATGGGATTGGATGGATACTAAGGTTCCTCTATCTTTTATTAGAGATGAAATGAAATGGGTAGAAAAAGTTATAACTCATAAGGATAATAAAAATTTACATTACCCATCACTTAAGCAGCTTATAAATAATTTTTATAACAAATGGGTAAATA